GCCTCTTCTTTGTTTATGACTACACAACACGATTTAGAAAAAGATTTTGTTCTTTCAGAGAGATTAGACACTAAGCAAATGAGGGAAGTATGGAATAATACTTCTAAGCCTTATAAACTTGGTGCTAGTGTTATTATAGCTGGTATAAGTGCTTTAATTGATTATACTGGTGTTCCTTATTTATCTAATGATAAAAAGCAAGATATAAAACTAATACAAAAACACTTTGGCGTTTTAGCAAACACTGTTCACAGGAAATGCTTTACAGAAGGTAACTTTTTTATATGGGTAAACTGGAACGATAAAATTAAAGACTTAGAGTTTATATTGTTTAACTTTGAAAATATGTGGAACCCTGTTTTTGATATTGATACAGGTGAGCTTATAGAAGTTTCGTTTAAGCATAATTTCCATTACAATGATAAGTCTGGTAATCATTGCACTGCAAATAGAATAATGCGATTTACTGATAAAGAAATAATTACAACCTATGACGGAAATAGACCACAGGGTATGCCTATTAAGTCTGTTAAAAAGCATAGTAACGGACGATTGCCATTAGTTTTTGTTCGTTACAATAGAAGCCTTGATGAAGTTTATGGTCATGGATATATAGAAGCAGCAGAACCGTATATCCGTGGCTTATCATCTATTATGGAAAACAGACTTATTGAGGACAAACGTTCCTCTCGCAAGAAACTAAAGATAACTGCAAAAAACCCTGAATCATTTTTATTAAACACTGCATCTGTAAATGGGCTTGTTAATGAAAACGGAGAGCAGATACGAAGCCTTGATATTGAGGATATGGATATTATCTTCTGTGCTATTAGTGAAAATAATGTAGCAGAAAATGCTGAATGGTTAAAACCTGACCAGACTGCACAGGATTCATTACAGATAGGTTCTCACATGATACAGTGCATTAAAGAAGTGTTAGGTACGCCAGATTGGGTGTATCCAGCTAAACTTGGTGCTAGTTATGCTTCTGTTTCTGCACAGGTTCCTTCATGGATACATCATATTGAAAACATACGAACAAGGGAGCTAACTAATATATGGCAACAGCTGTATGAGTTATGCGCAACAATATTAAGCAATGCAACAGGAAGAAGGATAGTTGATACCGATGTTAAGTGGAAGCGTCTTGACCTTGAAACACCTGAACTTAGGGCTAAGATTGTTAATTATATGATTAGCTCAATGAAACTTGCTCGTGAAAACCTTTTAATGACAGATGAAGAAATAAGAAATTATCTTGATGAGTATATGAACGACCTTGGTTCGTTTACATCACTTGAAAGCGAGCTTCCTAAAATGCTAGAAAACCTTAAAAAGAAAAGCGATGCAATTAAAGGTTCAGATGAAGAAGAGCCTCGTGACCAGAGCGATAGAGATAGACCAAGTGAAGGTGAAAATCTTAATAACAACGAACTAAGGGATAAAACAAGTGAATAAAGTTAATAGGTTTTTAATGTTTATAGCGTGTACTCTTAGAGTTTTTTTAATAAGCGTTATAGGTATCTTTATGCTTTTACTATTTTGTGTTTTTTATAATACGTGGATTGCCATTCCATCTTTTGCTTTGTTTTTTTTGTTTTTTTATCTAACATATTCTGCAACAAAAGAAGATAAATACAACAAAAGATTTTATAGTGATACGGTAAAGTTTATTTCTAAAAACGATTTAGATTTTAGTAAATATTATAAAACGCTGTGTAAAAGATTTAAGTATGTTTGGATACTTTATATTGCTTCAATCAATGCTGGAAAGAAAAAACCGTTAAAAGTGTTAATAAATTACTATTTTTTGAATAAAAAACAAAGTAGACTTGACAAAAAGACAAAGAACGTCGATATATAGTATAGGAGTTTGTATATGAAAATTAAATACGAAACAAAAGAAACTTCTCAATATGCACTTAAACCTAAAACGAACTTAGATGTTGAGTTAATCAACTCGATACCTTTAACTAAGGCAACAGAAAAAGCATATAAGGTATTATCAGAAGGTGATGAAAAACCATTTGAGTTTGTTCAGGAAGTTAAGTACGGTGAAAAGTATCCTGCAAGTGACGGTAGTATTTTTCTAAAAGAGTTTATTGAAAGTTATATTTCAAAACTTGAAGAAGCTCCTATTGTTGGAAGCGCATACGGTCACACAGCTCTTAACGCATGGTCTGAAAGAGTTGAGAATCATACATATATGATTGGTGCTAAAATAGTTGATGACGAGACTGTATTATTCAGACAGTATGTATCAAGAGATATGGATGATGCTGAATATAAAAAACTTGTAAAAGAAATTAAATCAGGCTTGCTTTCAACTTCTATACAGAGTTTAGTCAAGTGGAAAATAGAAGCAGAAGATGAAAATGATGAATGGATTTGGTATGCAGAGGAATCTGTTGGAAATGAAAGGAATGACATTGTAGAATGGAATCAGACAGGGATGGCTGCTAAGCTTGTTGGTACAAGTCAAAAGGCTGTAACTGGTGAAAATAAACATGAAGGAGTTACGTCTATGAACTTAGATGAAGCTATTGCTTTGATTAAAGAAACAAGTCAAAAGGTTGGAAGTGATATGAAAGGTATCGCTGAAAAACTTGGATTTAGTGATATTCTTATTACTGATGCACAGAAAGAGAAGCTAAAGACACTTGACGAAGTTTCACAGAAGGTTGGTGGTGACATAGTTGCGTTTGTTGACAAAACTATTGCATCGCAGAAAGAAGGGTTTGCTTCTATGAAAGAAATTGCGCTAAAAAAAGCGTTCAAAGAAAACGAAGAAGCTATTGGAATTGCATCTGATTTAGTTGGTGATGAACCAATGACCGCAGGCGAGCTTGAAGCTAAAATTGCTCTTGTTTCTGAAAAGAAATCAATCAAAGATGCTTTGAGCCGTGGAACTGATACAAGAACTAAAACTACTGGACAGAAGGAACAGACTTCTGGTACAAAAGTTTACGCTGTTTAAGGAGTAGAAATATGGCTATATTAAGAAAACGCTTTAATCCTACGTCTGCTGATATTCCTGTTGCACTTGGTCTAAAGATAAAGTGGGACGCTATCAATGCAGGAAAGTTTGAAAATTTTATTGCAGTTAAAGAGGGTCGTGGATGGCTTGCTGGTATTGCAAAGAAGGTTCCTCAAACTGGTATGTTAGGTACACGGTATGATGGTAAAGTTGAAGATACTGCAACAACTGGAAATTATGTTACACTCACAGGTCGTGACGGTGACGTAGTAGAGTTCCGTAATGTTGCTGATTTATTACAGGCTGAAATTGGAACAGGTACATTCCCTTATGGTGCTGATGTATATGGAACCGTTGATGGTACTACTGGTATTGTAACAATTACCGATGTTCCTGCTGACGGTCTTTTGTATCTCGGCGTTGTATCAAAGGCACTTGAAACATGGGGAACAGCAGATAAGGCTGTACAGGTATCACTAAGAAGCAATGGAGTAACTTATACAGAAGTTGATACTTCTGACCTTCCGTTGCTTACAGCATACTCGCTTCCTGTTGGTGCAGCGGCTGCTTCTGTTGATGGCGTTATTGACCAAGCTGCTGGAACAATTACTGTTCAGGCTGTTTATGGTGCTGACATTACTGGTATTATAGCTACATTTACCGCTTCTGCAAGTGCAACAGTTAAAGTTGGTACAACCGCACAGACTTCAGAGACAACAGCAAATACCTTCACCAATCCTGTTGTTTATACAGTTCTCGCTGCCGATGGCGTTAAGTCTAAGGATTACACCGTTATTGTTGTTGTTGCAGAACCTAAAACTGATTGCTTGGTAACAGCTTATTCACTACCTGTTGGTACTTCTGGTGCTGCCGTATCTGGTACAATTAATCAGACACTTGGAACAATCGCTGTTGCTGCTGTTGCAGGAACTACTGTTACAGATCTTGCTGCTACGTTTACTCTTTCAACTGGTGCTACTGCAAAAGTTGGAACCACCGCACAGACAAGTGCTTCTACAACCAATAACTTCACCAATCCTGTTGAATATACTATTACAGCAGAAGATGGTGTTACAACTAAGACTTATACTGTAACTGTTACAGTTGCTTCCTAAAGGAGATGAAACATGGGTATGAGATATGAATTAAATCACAAACCTTCTTTGCGTGTAGTAGAGAAGTGTGAAAAAGTAAAGAGCTTAGAAGAACTTGCTTTACTTGATGCAAAGGGTGAATTACCAATTGCACACCAGTTTGTTGAAACTGATAAAATGACATCGCAGAGTTCAACTCTTGCTCCTGATTTTTATCAGAACGCACAGGATATAATTGCAAACGGAGACCCTTCTGCTGTTAAGATTTGGTATGACTTTTCTTTAACGCTTAAAGAAGTGCCTCTTGTTTACAAACAGATTTACCAGACACTTTCTGACAGGTCACTTCCTGAAATTATTCCCGTAAAGGATTTTGCACCTAAATCTGACTTCTTTTTCTCACAGGTATTAGACGGTGAGTCCGTAATGCTTAATGAGATTAAACAAGAAGGCATGACATCTGTTTCATTGCAGATTAATGCAGGTGGTTATATCAAGTCTTTCCGTGAAATGTTGTTTAACAATTCGCTTAAAGAAGCAACCATGCGTGACCAGTCTGCTCGTGGATACAGAAACTATCTTAATGCTGTTTACATGAATCCTATCGTTAGTTTTACAGGAACAGTTAAAGATACACTTTTTGATGTAAGCTGTATTAAAGCAACACCAAAGTCAACAATGAGCTGGTTTGAAAAGAACTGGCATATCGTTAAGGCTGGTATTAACCGTGCAAAGAAATGGAATGTTGACAATCAGCTTAATGCACAGTTTGTTGCTGTTATGAACGAAGAAACAGAATCTTGGTTCCAAGATGCAACAGATGAAGTAAACCCTGATGGCAATAAACGCTATCCGTCATTGACAAACTTCATGAGAAGCAGAGTTATTTATAACGGTGCTTCAATGAAAGATGGAGATAAGCCTGTTGTATACACTGGTTGTGCTACGGGAACAATCTTCCTTGTACCTATCGGAGTTAAACACTTTGTAGAGTTTGAAAAGGTTCCTTTAACTGTTATTACAGATGAAGGACTTGCAAACAACCTTGGTGCAAAAACAACCGTTATGTATGATTGCCGTGGACAGTATGCTTCAACTGATGGAATTATCAGAATCAATCTGATTCCATTACTTGATGCAGCTAACGCTGATTCACCGATGGGCTGATAGCTAGTAGTTAAAAATACCGCAGGGGTGTAAAAGCCCCTGCTTACTTGGAAGGATATAAATATGGCTAATTATGTGGTTGACATTCAATTTTATATAGATGATACAAACGGTGAACGATTCTCTTTTGGAGACATTACACAGGCGTATGATGTTGTAAGTAACAAGTACTCGAATGAAAATAACCGCAGATTAGCTGCTTCCATTATGCTTTTGAATAAGGAAGTTATAAGATTATCAGAGCAGTTTGCTGTCAAGTCTGATACTACAGGAATTGAGAACACGGTATTTCAAGACCTTGGAAAGATAATTGATTCAAGAAAACTTTTAATTAAATCTTTACAAGACCAGATTGAAAATGAAAATACAATGGTTACTGGCGGATTTGCTATTAAGAATAGAAGAACTTTTTTGCGGGGAATAAATGACTAATTATAAACTTAATGGAGCAAGAAAAGCAGAAGGTAAAGTTATCGCTGTTAATCCTTATTCTGTTGATTATGTTTATAAGCAGTTCTATAAGGTTGATGATTCTTTAGGTAAGGTTGCAGATGGCGAACCTGTTAAGATACAAGGATTCAAGAAACCTATAAGAGTTTTTGATAGCAGAAAAGATGCAGGTATTGCAATAAGTAACGGAGTATTGTTATGTGAAGTTACAAAATACATCATGTGTGAATATGATGATAACATAGAGTATGGTTTAATTTTTGAATATTATGGCAAGAAATACCAGATACTTACTGTAAAGCAAAAAATTAAGTTCGGTGGAATTGTTAGTTTGTATGCAGAATTAAAAGATGTAACAGAGGGTAGTTTGTATGGTTCAATCTAATATATCGAAAAACTTACAAATACTTAAATCACAAATGTTACAAAGTATACAAGAAATAGCAGAAGAAGTTTCAGTTGATGCAAACGAAGAAATTGTTGCAATGCAAGAGAAAGAAACTTTTTGGAATAACATAACCTTTAAGGCTATTGATGCAATAGGTCATAACACAGAAGATAACGGTAGTTCTATTAAAATGTCTGTTGGTTTTACTGACGGAAATCCTGCTGAACAAAGAGAAGGCGGAGCAAGAGAATATAATAAATATCTTGCTGAATATAAAAAAGGCGAAGGCAATGCTGGTATACATTTTCTCGGAGCTTGTCTTAATTCATTGGTTAATAATTTTAACCTTAAGATGAGCAACATAAAACAGTTCAAGAAATACAGGGCTACATACCTTGGTTGTGGTCAGTGGGGTACAACAGAATGATAATACTACCTGTTCATGCACTAAAAAAATATATAGACCAGAGTACTTATGATGACAACTTGCCTTTTAAGGATATTAACAAAAAAGTAGGCAGTGCTATTTATACTGTTAATGCAGATGGTGTTGTTACAAAAGGAACTTGTGTTGTTAGAGAATATTCTAACCTTAACGTAACAGATGCTACAACACCAAGGATACTTTTGCAACGTGCTACAAGTATTGCAGGTGCTTCTAAAACAAGTTTTGACATAATAGTCATAAGTATGTTATACAGTATGTTAACTAAAGAAGATGATGAATTAAAGTATACTATTGGTTTTGAGAAGCTAAAAAAGAGATTTCAACTTTATAGTAACCTGTTAGTTGAATATGTTTATGATGGAATGAACTTTCCGTGTATATTTCAATACAATGAAGGTTCAGATAATTACGATGCAATATTAAAAGTAAGTGATACACTTTCTTTTAAATATATGAGCTTTGCGGTGTCATCACCGAAAATAAATTATTAAGGAGTAATACTATGGCTGATATTACAACGAAAAGCGTAGTTAGTGAGTATTCAAGTGAACTTGCTCTTGCTTGTAGAACAAACCCTGATGGCTCCATGCCGTTCAATAAAAACTTTATATTAGAGTTTGAAAACGCAGATGGAAGCACAGAGGAAAGAACAGTTATTGGCGGTATCTATGGAAAGCTTGGTGCTGTTGATATTTCTGGAATCGCTGGTGCAACAGGTGAATATCTTCATTTTATCGAGCTTGATAAAGAAGATAAGGTTGCTATTAACCTTTCTGGTGTATTAACCCCTGCAACAGCTGCTCTTGCAGATATTGCAACTGCATTAAATGCAGACTTGAATGATATTGCAAACTTCCCTAACATTGGACATGGTTTTCATGCACAGGTTTTGAAAAGTAGACTTTTTGTAAGTGCAGACATTCCTGTTGTTGTTACCGGTATTCCAACGTTTGTTGATGGTTCTTTTACGTTCTCGGATACAACTCTTGCTGTAACAGTAAAAGAAGGTGTATTAACCGCTGATAATGTTACTGTAACAACCACAAATGGAGCAATGACTATCGAGGATTTTTTAACTAACCTTAATACTGCACTTGTTTCAACAACTTGGACTCATAGCGGACATAGCTTTGTTGCTTCTATTGTAGGTGGACAGATTGTTATTTCAACAGCTATTTCTATACCGACAATGGCTCCTCTTGAAATCCGAAACTCTGTTGATGTTGACGGATATGTTGATTCGGAAGCTGCAAGTGTTTTAGAGCTTTCTAAACCATATTGGAGAGCAATTAGAAACATGGCGTCTCTTACTGCTGCTGCAAATACTTCTGACCCTGAAACGATTAACAATGAAGATGGTGTTGGAATTGTAACAAGCGTTACTACTGCACAGTCTGTAACAGGTATGACACTTAACCTTGAAGATGCAGAACGTAACCCTATTACTAATGTTATTCTTTGCGGTGGTCGTTATGATTCAACAAGAGGAACTTATACACCTAAAAAATCTGGTGTTAATCCGCCTACTTTTGGTCTGTTGTGTTTCTCTAAAGTATTCCAAGAAGGTAACTTTGGTATCGAGGCAAATGCTTATGAATCCATCGTTTTATATCCTTCAAATACTGCTGTTAAAAACAACAATGATAAAGCACAGAAAGACTTTAACCATGACACCTATGATATTACTGCTTCTGATTCTGCTTATATTCCTGCCGAAGTGACAATGGTTGTAGACAAAGATACTGCAAATAAATATCTTGCTTTTGCTGAATTGCTGTAATTATTAAAGGACGGCTTACTATGTTTGATTTCGTAACGATTGATAACATAGTAAGTCTTGCCGTCTTATCGGCAGGGCTTATTATGTTTGGAGTTTCATTTAGAAGAATAAAAACAGGAATAGGATATAAAGAGTTTATATCTAGTCAATATTTTTATGACAAGATAGATTTTGGATATGGAAAAACAAAAAAGATATTACTTAGAAGATTACAAATGAGCGACATCGTTTCTATTGGTGAAATGCCTAACTGGATTCAAATGATGATGTTCAAAGAAGATAAAAGCGAAGAGGTTAAAAAACTTCAAGAAGAAGATGCTAAAAAAACAGAACAAGAAAGAGTTGAAGATACAAGAAAATATTATGATTTCTTGCAGAAAGTAGCAGAAAGAGCTATAGTGCAATGGAAGCTTTATTCAACAGAATGGAAGAAGGTTGACCCTGATTTCTTGGGTAGGCTTCCTGATATAACGTTGCAAAATATATTTAATACTCTTTTGAATAATACACGAGTTATCGTAAAAAAAAAGAGTTCTTACAAAGACTTGCAATTGTTAGCAAAGAGTTTGGCAAAGCTCCAAGCGAATACCTTAAAGAAGATGGATGGAAAGGTAACAACACAGACTGCTTCTTTGTAGACGAATATTGCGCTTTGCTTTTAAGCGAGATGAGAGAGAGGGCAGAAAAGGAAGCCAAAGAAGATTCTGGCAAAAAAGAAAATAACAAAAAAGGTAATAGCGATAATAAACCTAAGACTTTGGCTGAAAAACAAAAAGCTATGTCAGAAGAGTTGGCTAAAAGACGAACGGTAAGAGCTAAAGGAGTTTAACATGAACTTAGGTCAATATGTAGCAACAATAGAAGCAAATATAAGTAACTTTGAAAGAAACCTTGATAAAGCAGATAGTGTTTACAGTTCCTTTGCTAAAAAAAATATTCAAGCTGAAAAACAAAGACTTGAAGCAATTAAAAACATAGTAGAACAAGAAACAGGAATAAGAGTAAATAATTCAAAAGAAATAGAAGAAGTTACTAAGGCTTATTCTGCCTCTCAAATATCAAATATTAAAAAACTTGCAAACGCTTATGTTGTTCATAACAATAAAATAACAAAAGAAGAACAGGCTCGTGCAAGCGCAATACTTCGTGAATCTCAAAGAATAGAAAAACAAAAACAAAAAGAAGCTAACACTCTTAAACTTGCAGAAGAAAAAAGAGCAAGACAGGCAGAACAGGCTTCTGCTCGTGTACAAAGAGCATTACAAAAAGAAGCTGAAAAAGCAGAAGAATTAAGAAAACGCATTTTGCAATGGAGTACACTTGCAATAACTGTTCCTATTGTTTTCGGAACTAAAAAAGCTATGCAGGATTTTATTTCTTTCCAGTCTGAATTATATAATGTTAAAGCTGTTACAGGTGCAACGTCATCTGAAATGAAACAAATGACAGAAACGGCACTAGAGATGTCACAAGTTTTTTCTAAAACAGGTACAGAAATAGCAACGGCATTTTTACAGTTGGGACAAGCTGGCTATGAAGCAAGTGAGATTTTAACTTCTGCAAAAGACGTTATGTTATTATCTGCTGCCGGCATGAAAGATATTGATTTTACAGCAGAATTAGTTGTAACAACATTAAAAGCATTTAACCTTGAAGCAGACCAATCAGGTAGAATTGTTGACGTATTCGCATCCTCGGCAGCTAAGTCTGTTTCATCATTGGATAAAATATCTGCATCATTAAAATACACCGCTGGACTTTGGGGTTCACAGAATTGGGAAATAGAAAACCTTATTGGCATACTTGATGTATTGTTCGATACTGGTGTTCGTGGTGAAAAAGCTGGTAGATTATTAGCAAGTGCGATAAACGGTTTACAAAAACCAACGGCTGGTGCAAGTAGGACGATTGAAAAACTTTTAGGCGATGTTGATGCGCTAAATCCTGCAATGAACGATGTAACAGCTATTGTTAAGAAGCTTGCAGATGCTAACGCAAAGACTGCTGATATATTCCAGATATTCGGTAAAGAAGGAACAGACGTTATGCTACGTTTAATTCAAAACGTAGAGAAGATAGACGGTGCTATTGCAGAAGTAACAGGACAATCTGGTGAAGCTGCTAATCAGGCAACAATACAAATGCAATCGTTAGGTTCACAGTGGGATATATTAAAAAATAAAGTAACAGCTTTTTCAAAACAAGTAATTGGCTTTATGGAACCAATGTTTCAGTCTTTAATTAAAGGTGCTGGTAACTTTTTTGATGCGTTAAATAAAATGCCTGACTGGTTAAAAACGATAGTAACACTTGGAACAACATTTGCATTACTCGGTGCGCCTGTTGCTGGACTTGCATTAAAAGTAAAAGAGTTTACGGCAATAATGAAGATAGCTGGTGTTACTGCAAGCGCAACTGGATTAGCATTAAAGACAGCATTTCCTATAATGGCTGCTGTTGGTTTAGCTGTTGGCGGTATTGCAAGTGCTTATGCGTATTCAGCAAAAAAACATGAAGAATGGGTAAACTCCGTAAACTCTGGTATTGAAAAGTTCAAAGAAGAAGGCAAAACAGTTGAAGGTATGGTAAAGGATATTGAAAAACTTTATAATACAATGGGAGCGGTTACAGAAGTAAAACAAGGACTAAACGAACTTGCATATGTGTTTCCAGAGTTAAGAAAATCTATAAACGAAAATGCAAATGATACAACAAAAGCTATGGCTAGTATGTATGAAGAACTTTCCAAACTTAATAAAGAAAGAGCAGAACTTGCAGAATCAAAAATAACAACAGCAAGTACACAAAGAGATGAAACAATAGCAAAGCTTAGTACTGATTTGTATAAAAACCAATCTATTCTTGATAAGATTATAAGCGATATATATAAATCTGAAAATTTAACAAAAGATATAATAACAGTTATGAATAACGCTTTTGGTGCTGGGACTGTAAAAAACATTAAAGAGGTATCTGATTATCTTGGAAATGTTTCAGATGAACAGATGGAAAAGTTATATGCAGAAATTGAAAAAATTAACGGAATTGGCGACATCCAAATATCTATGAATGTTAATAGTTTAAGAGAGGTTGCTAACGCAACCGGACTGGCAGAGCAAAGTCTTTCTGATTATCAAAAAAGAGCTAAAGACCCAATAAAGTTTGATATAGAAATAACAGATAAAGCTACTTTACAGAGAGAAATAATAAACCTTGTAAATGAAATGGAAAATAAATACGGTGATTTTCAGCTTGATGTATTTCTAGGTACAGAAGATAAAGAAAGAATGATAAGCGAATTAGGTTCTATTGCTAAAGACGGATTGTCTATGTTTAAAAGAACTTATGCAAACGAACTACAAGCACTTGGGGTTATAGATGACAAGGGTAAATGGACAGAGAAATTTGCATTATCATTAGAAGAAGGCGTTGAAAAAGCGCAAACTGCTTTTGAAGGAAGTGCAGATAAAATGATGGAAAGCCTTAACAGTTCTTTAACTTCGTCATTATCAGGTCTTACTGTTGCAGGTCTAGACGATACAAAAGAGTTTGTAAGGCTTCAAGATGCAATAAAAACAAACGCTGAAATAATAAATGAAGAGCAAAAAAAATCTACTCCAAATCTTGAATTTATAAATAAGCTAAAAGAAGAAAATGTCATATATACAGAAGCGATGGCAAAATTAGAAGGAGAGATTGGCGTACAATCTCGTGATGCCTTGTATACGCTTATGGCTATTGTATTAGAATCTGAAAAGATTAGCGGAAGCGGTGGAACCCTTAATCAACAGCTTGATTGGTGGGGACAAATAAAAAAACAAATATCTGACATTAAAGATTTATTAAAAGGCACAAGTGAATTAACATCTCTCACTGATGTAATGAATCAGCTACAAACGGCAACTGGCGGAGAGTATGACAAGGTTATTGCATTAGGTAAAGCTTTAACACAGGCGTTCACTGAAAATCCTAGGCTAAAATGGTATGCAGAAAACTTTGATATTGTTAATTCTGTTATGGATGAAACAATTGATAAATTAAAAGACTTAGAAATACAACAATTAAAGAACGCAGGCATAGACACTTCAATACCAGAATACATAAGACAGCTTGAAGAGGCTGGTGACAAGGTTGATTCCCTTTCTCAACAGATGCTTGCTTTAACTATTGCAAGTGAACCGATGGATATTTCCGGTGTAACAGAAACGATAAACGCAATCAAGGAAGAAATATCTAAATCAGGAGAAGTTGACTTTGGTTCGTTGCTTGGTGAAATAGAAGAGTCTCAAAAAATGTTACAGCAACAAGGTAAATCAACTGTACAGATTAATGAAGAACTGGTTGATTTATTTGGAGCGCAATCAGTAGAATTATATAATCAGACAAAACTTGCAAAATCGTTGGAGCAATATTACAAGAAAATAAAAGATAAGTATGGAAATGGTGTTATTGAACTTATATCAAAAAAGCAATTAAATGATGCTATTGATGCAGAAGAACAAATGCTTGTTTCTATAGGAGCAATGGGGAAAGCTCAATACGAAGCTAACAAGGCGTTCAGAGAAAGAAATCAAATAATCGCAAACACAAAAGCACTTGATGAAATGATTGAAAAGGTTGAACTCGGAACTGCAACGTATGAAGAAATGAACGAGGTTATGAACAACCTTGGTAAAGACTCTAGTTTCTCAACAAAGATAAAAGAACTAGAAGATTATACAAAGGTTCTTATATCTGCTGTAGAAAAAATAAAACAAAAGAAAAAAGAACTTGCAGAGGCAGAAAAAAGCCAAACTGACAGCTTAATAGACTCTTTGAAACAAGATATATCAGGATTACAAGGTTCTTTAGAAACAGCCTTTGCAGGTATTTTAATATCAACAGAAGATATACTAGAGGCAATGACGAAGAACGTAAACCCTTTTAAAACAGCAGTTGATACAACTAAAGAATGGAAGGATGCAATAGGAAAAGGGGAAGCAAAGGCTCAAAACTTTACCGAAACAATATCAGACTGGTGTTATGCACTCGGTCCGTTTACACTAGGGTTAGGAACAGTTATCGGTCTTGTGTTTGATTTAGGTACAGCAATAGCAGACCTAAGAGATTCTTTATGGCAACTTTTTTACGGGCAAGAATATGACTTTTCGTATATAACAGAACAATTCGAGCAAGAGATGGCGGATGCAGCAAAGTTAAGAGAGATAGAAGATTCTATTTATCAGAATTATGTTAACCTTGGAGAAAACATAGGGAATGCAATAGCGCAAGGAATATCAAATGGAAGCATTGATATAGAGACGGTTGTTAAAACTCAGGTATTTGATATGCTTGCATCTATGTTGCTAAAATATTCAGGATTCACAGAAAAAATTGCAGGGGCAACTAAAGGAGTTATAACAGATTTTGTAGAAGTTACAAAAATAGA